CGAGCTTGTTCGCGTGCCGAGCACCGACAAGCAGCGTGCCGACAAGGCCGACCCAGAACCGTTCCGGGTCCTCCATCACCATATCAACTTCTACCTGCTTGCACGACTGGCGACATTCCTCGGCAATGCCGTGATGGTTCAACGCGAGATGCTTCGCGTAGACCATGCCCATCTGGCCATAGTTGCTCTGCAGAGCATCGATGATCACGTTGGCATCGGTCGACGAGATGCGGCCCGGGCGGTCGCCGGTTAGCCGCGCGATCGGATACTCCAGCACCCGGCTTGCACCGGCGACATGGTTGGTGTCGCGCGTCATGACGTAGTCGATGAAGCTGATATTCGCAGCTATCATCATCTGCGTTTGCCATGTACCACGATCCTGCTGCGAAGTATCAGACTTCAGGCGCCCCTTCTCGACGCCGTCACTGGCGTTGTAGATGTAGTCGTAGACCGCCTTCTGCGCCGTGATGTCCTTGATCTCGTCCCAGTAGAACGGCAGGTTGTTCAGCTCGCCCATCGTCTTCATGACCTGATTGAAGGTCGAGTGCGAGACCGCTTTGCCCTTCTTGCTATGACCCCAGACGCCGATGCCGACGGAGTAGGCCGACGACTTGCCCGCGCCGCTCTCGCCGAAGCAGGACAAGGTAGCAGCGTTGAGACCGACAAGGCTCATCAGGGGTGCGCTGAACGAGAGCGCGATGATCGCGTCAAGCTCTGGGCGCTTCTGACTGGTGATGACGCGCTCGGCATCATACCACGCCTGCAGTGATCCCACCGGCGAGAAAATCTTACGGAGATTGACATCGCCATGTCCGCAGTTCTGCTCAGTGTTGTCGTCCCTGAACAAGGTCCCCCCGTAGGCGAACCCTTTGACTTTGCCCTGCTCGCGGTACCAACCGAATGGCAGGGGCTGTTGCACAGTACTCATCGTATGAAGCTTTCCTAACCAGCTCACGAGAAACTCCTCTAGGTAGCGTTTGTTGTCCGGTTTAATCTTGACCTTCTGTAGTGCCATGATGTTGGAGATGTTCGTTGCGCCGAAGTCGGCCCACTTGAGCGATGCCTGCACCTCATTGCCTTTGTCGTATGAGGTGACGAGGTTGATTGCATCGGGGTTGCCCTGTGCCCATGGCTTAGAAAGCTTACACAGGAAGAGCTTATGGTACGACGTGATCATATTGCCCTCACGGTCGGGCTTCTCGATGACCTTGACGATGTGTCCATCCCTATCGACGTCATACCCCTCGGGCAGATCGAGACCCTGCGCCGAGGGGCTTTGTGGTTGTGACGAATTTACCGTGACGGTAACAGGCGCCGCGGGCCTTAGATTGAGCGGGGACTTCCCCTTCGAGAACAACGGGCACGTCTGGCACGCTTTGCAACCAGAGCCCGCAATGGCTGCGCAAGAGGGATATCCAATTCCTCGATCAGTTCTCTCTGCCAGTTTGCGATCAAACATCGCATCTGTATCAGCCGTGGAATACGTCGCGTGTCCTTTGGAGATTTCGTGAGCGAAAACACGGCCACCCTCCATAAATGTTGTGCCAAGGATGCTGTACATCCAGAGCTGCTGTCCATATTCCTTGCCACCGTTCGCCAAGGCACTACGATAGAAGCCGCAGTCCTTGAAGATCGGACGGGGGTCGAGGAGCTCGTCGCTGTACTGGTCGATACCAGCGCCGAGTTTGTCGTTGGGGTCTGCCCGGAGAATTGGGGTCACTCCCCTGAAGAGCACCGGGTCGAACATCTGGATGTTCGCTACTGGCTTGGTAGCTGGTGTCAGGGGAGTGACTGCTGGCAGCGCAGCGAGCCGCACTGGGAAGTCATAGCACACCAGCGGCGTGTTGAGAAGAGCGCACGGACGCGGCGTTGCTTCCTTGTGATTGAAAGTGCCGGGAACGCGCAGGATGCGTGCCGGGTCTGTCGTGACACCGAGATCGATATTCGCGAGCTGAGCGGCTGCAAGGGCTTTCAGACCCTCTGCGTAAGGGCGCCACTCCTCGGGTGTCATTGCGACGTTGCTGATCCAGTAAACATGGAGCCCGCCACCACTTGAGACCATGGCGCTCGGCATTGGGAGCTTGTTGCGCTGGACGAAGTCGATGACCGCGCGCAGTGCGATCTGCAGCGTCGGGTAACCGTCTTCCTTGCCGACATCAACGTCGAGCCAGATCGACTTGAGCGACATCGCCCCAGCCGCCGTGCGCTTGCCCTTCGGCTTGCCGCTGCGTGAGGTGGAGCATTCTTTCTGGAGGGATAGGCAGAAGAACAGGTCTTTGTAAAAGTGCTGCTGGACAGCCCAACCAGCGAAATTGACGAACTCGTCGATCGCCTTGAAAGCGCGGCCCTGACCGATTGGAAACTTGCCAGTTGGGAGCCGACCATCTTTGGAGTTTTTATCTGGATAGCCGTTTGGCATGACCACCCAGCCAGCGTCCTGTGGGGACGCTGGCCAAGGGACCACTGCGCCCATGAAGGCGCTTACGGCATTCCAGTCAGTCATTGCTTACGCAGTCTTGGGCATCAACGCTGCGACGCGAGCATCAAGATCATCATCACTCTCGTCAGCCGGACCGGTATCTTCGACCGTGTTTGTGGTGGCTATTTGCTGAACCTGCCCAGTCTGGGGTTGAACCACCCCAGTTTGTGGCGTTCCACCGAGATCGCCAAAGCCAGTGTCAAGCACGCCAGTCTCGGGCTGTGCCTGATTTACCGCCGCGGTAACCGGAGCATCGCCAAAGCCAGTGTCGACCGGCTGCGCGGGCTGAGCCTGCTGAACCGTCTGCTGCTGGTTCTGGAGCGGCTGGTTCTGCGGACGCATCTGCGTGACGTTGCTGGTCGTCTGTTGCTGTGTCTGAGGCTGGTTCGGAGGCGGCTGTTGGACCGTCTGCGTGGTAGCCGGACGCGGCTTGCCCACCTCGTTCTCGCCAGTGATCCGCAAGGACTGCGCGTCTTCCCGGAGCGGGAGCACGAGCGGCCCTTCCCGATCGGTCAGCGCCTGCAGGGCACGGAACGTCATCTGCGGGTGCGGCTTCTCGGGATTGAAGCCAATGCGGGTGACGAACGACGAGTAGTGGAAGCCCATCGCCTGCATCTGCTCGCCAAGCTGAGCTAGATCATTCAGCGACGCTGCCGGGATACGAAGGAACACCGGCTCCATCAGCGCGGCGCCCAGCAACGGCTTCGTCAGCGACGGTAGGACCAGAACTGCGAGGCGCTTATAGTCAGAACACTCGCGGGTCTTGCGGCCCTCGGCATTGACCTTGAACGCGTTACGCGGACAGATCGCACAGGAAGTAGACTGCGGCTGAGCGATATCGATGTCAGGATTGAGACCGTCAAGCGCCGCACAGATCGGGCGAGTACCTACCTGTCCGTCCACGTACGTCCCTGCGGGGTAGTAGCTCTTCGACTTGTAGGTCGGCGAGCGCAGGATGATCACGTCGAGGAACGCTGCGGGCGATCCGTCATCGGGACGGTTGAACTGATAAGTGTTGCCACGCAGGCGAAGGGTCCACACCTTGCCCTTGTAGCCGATGATGCCATAGCTCTGGCCGATACCATCGGCGAGACTTTCTGAGTTGGGGTCGAGAACTTTGAACGCCTCCGCGGGCTTGATACCCCGGAAGGCGGAGACGTCAACAAGACTGTTGCTAGTCATGAGATGATCCTTCGTTACCGCGTGGGGGTGTTAGGACTTCTTGGTGGGGCGGCGAACACCAAGGGTCTTGATCGAAGAGAGGTTCACTCCCGGAGGGAGGTCACCATGCTCTTGCACATGCGCCTTGACCGCCGTCACGTTGGCTTTGCGGTCGAGGAGTTCAAATTTTTGGGTTGAGATCACATACTGCATAAATGCGCCGGGGTCAGCGAGTGCGGTAGAGAACTTCGTCGAGGAGTAGGCGGTACCGTGTTCACTCTTCACGCTGTCCACTCCGACGGTGTCCATGAACTCTTGCAGCCTCCCAGTTAATTTATTCTGAATATCGACAAGATCATGCAGCTCAGTCTCGTGGCGCTCTTTCATTTTGAGGATGCAATCCCGTACAAAGACGTATTGCTCGATCCACTTGTTGACTTTTTTACGGGCCTCTGGGTCCTTGACTTCGTCGCCTATCGTCGCGGTAACTTCCTCTTCTTCAGACATGGTACCTCCGTGACTGTGATATCCACCCGAACCACGCGTGGCAACCGCCAGTTGTGTGGGTATTTCTTTAGGTCCAGACGATGCTTCAGGTAGCCATACCTCAAATCACGCCATTCTCTAGCCTCGTGACGCGTTCGGAAGAACGCCGGGACTGTTCTGAACTGGTAATGCAGGTCTTCCGGATAATAGAAGCAAAAGTGCTCATTCAACTTCCGGTCTACATTGTCAGGACCGCTGCTCCACTTAACAGCCCACCTGAATATCACCT